CTTTGCAAAGATGAGTGCTCTGGCTGTGTCACCACTATTTTCCTCCGTTGCTAGAAAATTTGGATCGGAAGCGTTGGCTATTTGAGAACGCTGGTCAGCCCTTGTCTTATTAACTTCTATTGCTTTGTCATTTGTTAGTATTAAAGCATCAAGTCTTGTGTTGAAGCGTGCGTACTCATCAACATCCTTCATAGCCTTCAATCGGTTATTTAATTGTGGAAGGTCTTTACCCGCAATAATCCGATATTCAGTAAGATCATCATCAAACCTCTTTTGAATGCGCTCACTTTCTTTTCGATCCCATTCTTCAGTCCCTTCCCGTATACGCTGATTATACTCTGTTTCAAGGAGGGTCTTAGCATTTTCCAAATCAGTAACACTTTTCCTACCAGCACGCTCTTCTGCACGTTCTTCCCGTGCAATCTCTTGGGAGTTGAGTGTCTGCATTTTTAATAAGTCCAATGAATCGGACACTAATGTTTCCAACATCTGGCTCCTACGTGTGTCTTGTATGATCGGTCTCGATTCAGCTACATAGTCCCGACTTAAAATATCATCTCTTGCCATTATTTTTCTCCCCAAAGCATATCTAACAGGTCTTTGACTTCACCGCTTTGTTGTGCTTGATTCTCTAAAAACTTTGGTGCCTGTTGTAAAGATTTAACATTATTTTTCACTGACTTCCATCGTTGCTGGCACTTGCCACAGCCACGGTGTTTGTCTTTATACTTGTCGAGTACGAACTGTTTAAAACTATTTGTGTTCATCGCGGTCTTGCGTTACGCATATCATCTAAAAATGTGGTGCCTCCGTTACCAGTGCCTCCGTTACCATTGCCACCATTAACAATGTCTTGCGTACCAGTCGTTCCTACAGCGGCTCTTTGGTCGGCACATCTCTTTAGACATGCCTGATAGCGGACTGAATTCCCCCGAAATGCTTTGCACTTATCTTCACAGCTTGGCCCACCAACACCAGCACCATTACCATTACCGTTACCATTACCATTGCCACCCACTGGTTGACAATCCATAGTGAAATCGCCCGGAGCTCCAGAAGTACCCTCTACTCTCACACACTGTTCATTCGCTCCGCATGGGGGGTCACACACATTAACTCCATCACCATCATCACCATCAATTGGGGGACAATCACCTAGGTCTCCCACACAGGTTCCATCCTCACATTCCAGTAATCCCTGTTCTGTACATGATAAGGGAACGGTGGTGCCACAGCTCGCACCTACTGCGGTACATTCATCTGCTCCCATACCAGCGACAGAAATACATGTGTCAGTGTTGGGATCACATACCAAGTGTGTTTCACCATCACCATCCCCGCCAGTACATGCTTCACCTATTGTAGAACACGTATCTATGCCTTCACCCGCCGTCTCAGTGCATACACCATTTTGACACGATAAGTGTGTTGCTGTTTGACCACAGGGGCCACCTACTTCATAACAATCGTCTCGACCCTCATCAAGACATTCTTGACATGTTTTGGAAGGGCCAAAACATAAATCTGAACTATCAGCACAGGTGCCATCAGGACAGGTAACCTTGTCCTGTTCTTCACATGTCTTTATAGTACTACCTTCTTCTGGCTTAAATCCAGCTTGATACAGGCGGAGGGATTCTCTTCCAATGCCACTTAAATATTGTTGCATAATGTCTTCTGGGGCGAGTGCCTTCTTAAATCTTGCTTCCTCAAAGCCGATGAGGGCTTGCTCCCGTTCCATCTTAGCCTTTATGTCAGCTAGCTCTACATCGGAATAGCCAGCATCTTTGGCCGCTTGTAATTGTGCTTCTATTACATCTTCATTAGCCTGTGCCTGTTGCTGGGACTCAAAATTCTTGAGGACTTGTTGCACAAGGTCTTCTTGGCTTGCACGTCTGGCTTCTTCTGCCTCGGTTTCTGAGGCTTCAAGTTCACCGGCACGACCTAAAAATTTTTCTTGGAGCTGTGTGTATGCTTCTCCGGGCTGTCTACCAGCTTGTTGTAGAAATGGAGAGGTTGCCCCTGCTATAAAGCCCCGTGTTTGAGCGCCGCCGAGGCGTTCTTGAGCATACTGTTGCATAAGGCTCCCACGAAGACCTTCCTTCCCACTTACAAATTCTGTTCTAGATGCCTTTCTGCCAAGTCTTATTCTCTCAGCCGCTTCACCACCGAGAATCTCGGGAGCATCAATAATTTCCCCTGTCTCTGGGTCTTTTGTGGTAAACTCACCATACTTGGCTTCCAGCCGGTTGATCTCCTCATTGATCTGTTTACCTGTAAGGCCACCAATAACACTTCCGTGTTTAATGGTAGTGAATTGTAGATCATCTGGAAGCTTGTCATAATCTTCCTTGGACATGTCCTCACCGAACATGACCTTGCGCTGTCTACCCATTTCATCGATCTTCTGCTTGGCAATGCCGCCAAGTTCTTCAGCACCTTCTACACCATATTGAGCCTGAAGCTCGGCTTCTTTTTTTGTTTTCTGTGAAACTGAGAAGTTCCAGTCATCAACGATATTCTTGATCTGGGCTTTTTCCCAGTCGGGGAGTCGATCAAGGATAGCGTTGAACTGTTCACGCTGGAAAGGAATAATATATTTCTTAGCCGCATCAAGCGTAATACCATATTTATCGGCAATAGCTTTATGGGCGGCGTCCTGATCGTAGGTATTATTTTCCGGATCATACCCAAAAAGCTCGGCATACTGGCTAAAATCACTAAAGCCAGCGTCTTCTAAGAGAGAGGCTAGGTCAGTAGGTAAGTCTGCATCTGTAAGGCCACCGAGGAACTCCTGCATCCAAGGCGGATTTTCTTCACTCGGGGCTTGTGTATCTACACAACCATAAACCAGATCACCGGCAGAGCCCGTTTCCCCACCACCTATGACTACACATTCTTGCCCCTCTGGGCATCCATCTGTTCTACAATCAGCCATAATTAATTCCTAAGCAAAAATATCATAAATTTTATCTGGTCGAATCTCACCACCACCACCACCGAGTCCTTTCGTAAAGTCCATACTACCAAGTAGAGCCATGATTGGATAAGCTAACTGCCTAGCATAAGCAATAGATTCTGGGCCCACTTCCATTCCTAATCCCTCCGCTGTCGGGGTATATTCTTGCTCCAGCATACTTTTGAGTGTTCTTGTTTCTGTCTCTATTGCTCCAGCCTCTCTTCTAGCCGCCAATCTTTCGTCCCGTGCGGCTTCACCATTCTCTGGCTCCCTGTATTGAGCAATGGGGACTTCACCTGCACGCTCTTGTACAACCTCACGACCTGCTTTCTGAGCTTTGCCACCGGCGAATAAACTACCCGCTATAGTGGTGCCATACCTAGCCGCTTTACTTCCTTTCATAAGAGCATGAAAGGCTTTGAGACCCTTACCACCTAACCCCAAAGCACCACCACCATATGCCATAAGAGCAAGGCTTGCAAGTCCAATTGTCCAGTCTAATAATTTTTTATCTGCGGCTCCCCTTGCCTCCGTTGCGACCTGAACAGTTTTTTGTTTGGCAGTTTTGGCCACTTCTCCAACCCTGCCAAGCTCGGCTTCTATATCACCAGTCTCTTTTAAATATTGAAGTGTTGCCTGACCGCCACGTTCTTCCCGCTCCATTTCCATACTACGGACGAAGTGTTGCATCATTTCTTCTGTAATATCTTCTCCACCGTATATAGCCATAATAAAACTCCCTTACGTTAAACTTTCCCAATTATTGGATGTCTCTTCCTCAACAGGAAAGAACTCCGTGTAATACAACTTAGACCCCAGACGAAGGTACAGTCTGAGGTTCTTGCCCGGCACCCGTGAATATCGCCTCTCACCGTCAGCCATCTGGCTCACAGATGGTGGATGAGGAGAAATAGCAATGGGTGGCTGGGTACTATTCCTTAATTTTCTTTCTTCTCGTGTCAGTGGCATTAGCTTACCCTCTGGTATATTGGTCTGTATTCCACTGCCACATCATTGATCTGGACACCTTCTGAACTTCCAGTATCATTCGTAGCGTTCACGATCTTAAATCTTATACTCTGGCAGGATATAGGACTACTGGGCTTTGCCCGAACCTGTTTCCAGCCAGAACCCCCGCCAGCGAAGTCACCTGTAAGCTGGTTTGAAAAGCTAGTACCGCCGTCAGTATCATAAAATATGGGTTGTGTCTGGTCATTATCACTCTTATATGTTAGTGTTACACCATATATTTTCTTTTTCCTACCCGGTTCACCAAAGTCAATATCCTTTGTAGTGACTACGAACTTGTCCTCTCCCACAGAACGCATGGAATCTGTCCATTCTTTAATCTCGTAGGCATCAGATGTGGAGTTCCAAGTATTGCTTGTCTGTCCTTCCCATGCTGTGTCAGATGACCAATACAGGTCACCAGTAAGCAATGTCTGGTATACAGATGTAGTATTACTGTTCCAATCTACTACCATGTTGGCCCTATTATAGTTATCATCAAATGCTGATTGACCCTTGATCCACGACTGCGTCCTGAAATCATATATATATACATCTCCCGCATCAGCAAAGGCGTTCTTCAGGACAATGAGATAATAGCGCCTTGGGTTATACCCGATCAATGTATCACGTCTAAAGTAGGTCTGCCATGTAGATTCCTTGATCCTGTTGAATAAAAGATTTGTCACGTTTTGACCATCATATAGGTATACACCGAACTTGTTAACCCAGCACACACCAAACTCTGTCTTGGTAGAGGCATAAGGATGTTCAATCCCTACCAAGTCCTTAATATCCTCAACATACCAGTTGGATGGTGACGGAGAAGCGATATTAATGATATAGAGTTTCCGGTTCTTAAAGGCTAGTAATCGGTCTGAGAACTCTTCCAGCTTGGTAAACTCCTCAGCATCGCCCTTTACCACATCAATGAAGTAGCTTCTAGGGAACGTATCAAACTTACCGATAGGCGTATACATGATCCGGTCACGCATCTGAACAGTCTCACTGTCCTCATTTACCGTCTTCATGTTTGCCACAAAGGCACGTCTATTAGCCACTATGGCAGTTTTAAAGCCTTCACCAGTACCGGAAATGGTTAATTGTTCATTAGCGTCTTTATTAGCCGGGAAGCTATTAAGAATTTCATAAGTCTCAAGGGCTGGGGAAGGAACGATGACTGTATCCACTTTCATATTAATACCAGAGTCCACTACCCACGGAGAATATTCACCGCTTAGACTTCCCCTGACGCCATCTCGAAGGCTAATGTCCAACAGCAAAGCCCACGGATCAGAGGTGGTATTTATTCTAGTATAAATACGAGCACCGGATATCCTTGGATTAAAAGAACCTGCGGAATTAGCATCAGTTAAAGCGGCTCTTACATCTATATCAAGAGAATCCAGTGATGTGGCGGCAAAAGTATTGTTAGATGATGGTATGAAAAGGAATGATTCCTGATGGCCATCATATATAAAACTTGCGGCAATCTGATATGTCTCACTTGCCCACGTACCGGCTGGAGATGTGGGACTTTCAACCTTTAACTTGAATCCAGCTCCAGCTTCAGGATAATTTGAAGCGTGTATGTCACATTCCGTAGGTGGGGATAGAGTATTATTATCATCGTGCCAATCGTCAAAACCGTAAAATGTCAGAGATACATTATCAAGGTTGAATGCGGCATTGGTTGACGAGCCTGTAATTCCTATAGTAAAAGCACCAGCCGATGACTTGGTCTTGTAATATATACTTGTCGTAGCGTCTGACATGGTCAAATCTGTTGAAGTAGCGGCATGGGCTGTTGTGATAGAAGCCTGTAAAGTCGCCGAACTACCAAGATTTAATCCTGACATTGTATATGTAAACTTGTAGATGGCGTTGGGAATGGTCTCACCTATAGTCATCTCAGCCACTGCCTGAACTAAAGTGGCGGGGCTTGCATGGTGAGCATAGCTTGCATCTGTTGCATCCAGAGTCCACCCATTACCTCCTGTCCAATTAGAACTAAAATTGCCCGTATTGGCTAGGTGTTCCATTGATCCGGAGATGTCCTGAAAGGGACGACGATTGATGTAACCGTACCACTTATTCTGGATACTGGAACCGAATGCGGCGTCTGAGACCCTGAGAGCTTCATCGGCGAAATAAAATACACCCTGTGTCAATCTGGTAATTGTAACATCACCATCTTCATCGTCCTCGTCAGTAAGTACCCCGCTGTGATCCAAGGTTAATACAAGTTCGGAGACAGTTCTTACACGCAGACCGTTGAAATTGTTATTGGTCACATCAGTGCAACCCGAGATTCCTATGATGTCACCTTTTCTAAACCCCTGAGTTATAAAATTAACTGAGCCGGCATCTGCTGTAATGGTGTCATAACCATCAGCATTGCCAGCAAAAGCCAGTTCATCTGAACTAAAAGCTCCCGAGGTGGATGCCGCACCCATATCAAATATCCCAGACTGAAAAGAATCACTACCAAGATCATAAAGATCAACCTCTCCAGTTTTAGAATCAATGACTCCCAACCAGTTCTCACCAGTATCTAGAGCCCTAGGGCCACGTTCATGATCGGACTCAAAAATAAAGGCGCCATAGCCGGGACAGATATGTCCAGCCGTCCCACTGGGAACATCAGTATGTGCGGTATCCCCACCCATGGGACGTATAGACTTCCTATCTTCCAGTATGATATTCTCTACGTCAGACATCTCGTTCTCACCAATGTCACGTGGATCGAGAGCTGAGTTTAGACCACCGGAGAAATCATTAATGTTATAAAACGCTTTAGGCATGCATTGCTCTCTTTACCCAACCATAATAATATTTTTCCAGCTCAGGCCTTGTAAGAGCCAGTCTGGCGTACTCCATGATCCGGTAAGCCCTTAACCTATCAGACTCCAGCCTAGCAGTCGCCTTGATGGTGTTAGGGCCTACCTTCCCATCTACTTTTATCTTGTCCTTATTCTTCCCGTTACAGGCACGTTGAAGTATCTTGGAGGACTTGGCTATACCCTGATTGACCACCATGTCAAAGTACTGGCCCTGTAGTTTGTCGGGCAACCTCTCAATCTTGGCGGGTAACCAGTAATCATCTTTGTACAGTTCCACAGCGTCATCCACTGTCAGGTTCTCAATGTCAACATTCGGATACGCCTTCTTGGAAATACCGTACTTGGTCTCCCCGCCGGGATCATCAGGGTCATTTACATAACCACCTTCCCGTTCAATAACTTTCTTTATCTCTTGATAAAACGGCATTATTTTTTCTTCATTACCTTTATGCCTGTCAAAACTTTCTTCACAGACGCCCAAATTAAGTCGTCCATTTTGCTCGGTGACATGGCGACGACTTTGTCTACCACCATCACGCCGATTGTAACTATTTGCCAATTCTCTACTACCCAGTCCATTATAGACCTCCCATTGTTTATTTATATAATATCCAAGCTGAAGGATCAGCGGTATTATCTTCCGGCTCTTTCGGGCTGACAATTTTGTCATTTTTATCATATCCTTCCCAACTGCATCCCTCATAGAAGAACATCACAAAAGCACAAACGAAACACATCCCAAGCACCGTTGCAAAAGTGTTCCCGAACTTCTGATTCCAATTCTCCATATCCTTAATATCTTTATTCATTTACACTCGCAATTCTCACATTCACAATTTTCACAATCACATTCATTAGTCATTTTAATTACACTTCCTATCGTTTTCTTATTCCAATTTTTTCCAATAAAGATTTATTCTCTTGTATAAGCTCTTCGTTATGATGCTCAATCTCTTCTACATGCTCTTTTTCCATCTGGTCTAGCCTCATCTGTAT